GACACCTCGACGCCCGGCCGCACCTTGCAATTGCCTGCCCGCAGATCGTCGCCGAACCAGGCCACGACCAGCGATACGCTCTCGACCTTCGGCGCCATGGCCTGCAGCCGGTCCAGCGCCACCATCATGTCGGTGGAGTCGGGCAGCGCGTTCAGGTTCTCTGCCTGCGTCGTGCCGCCATCGGTCTTGCGGATCGCCTGCGTCGCGTAGGCGAACTCGCCCGAGGCCGGGATCATTGTCACCGCCTGCGTCAGACCCTCCGCGGTGTCCGGATCGGCGAGCGGGCGGAAGACCTCAAAACTCAGCTGCGGGATGCGGTTGCCATAGTTCCCCAGCGGCAGGTCCTCGAAAACGACATAGGCCGTGCCGCGATAGGCGGGCGTGTTGGCCCCGCCCATCTTCACCGAAATGAACGGATCCGCCGCCTGGCTCTCATCGCCCGGATACCAGCGCCAGGTGATCCCGACGGTGTCCAGCAACTTGCCGTCGGCCCAGATGCGTCCGATGCCGGTGATCGGACCCTCGCAGAGCGCCACGGCGAAGCTGGCATAGTACAGATACTCGGTGGTCTTGACCTTGCCGCCACCCCCACCGCCCTTGCCACCACCCTGCGTGGTGGTCTTGGTCTCCTCGCGGAAATCGGTTGCCCAGACAATGTTGCCACCAATCCGCATGCGGCCATAGAGGCGCGGGATCACCGCGCCTTCGGTGGCCGAGGTGATGCGCAGATTGTCCAGCCGCGCGCCTTCGATCCGCTGGGTTGGTGCCAGTGACGAAATGATCCAGCTGTCGACGACCGAGCCGATGGTGGAGCCGATGAAGCCACCGATGGTGGCGGCGCTGACGCCGAGGATCGCGCCGCCAATGCTGCCGCCAATGGCAGCGCCAGCGGCACCGAGAACGAGGGTGGCCATGTGGGAGTCTCAGCGTTTGGGGAACAGGAAGGCGAAGGCGATGCGCCGCCTCCAGGATGGGGTGAGCAGTTCCTCGATTACGCCGAGGCGCTCATAGGCGTGGAGGAAGCTGTCGGGGCCGGTGAGGATCCCGACATGCTTTGCAATGGCGCGGGGCTGCATGCGGAAGAGGACCAGCGCGCCGGGACCGGCCTCTGCCGGTTCCACCTCGATCATCATGCGTCGCGCGCCCTCGGCCAGAACCTCGCGCGGCCCGGTCTCGCCCCAGTCGCGGCTGTAGGCCGGGATCGGGAACGGCTCTGGCCCGACGACTTCACGCCAGACGCCGCGGGCCAGCCCAAGACAGTCGCAGCCAACGCCCCGGAGGCTGGCCTGGTCGTGATACGGCGTGCCTAGCCAGGACCGCGCTACCTTGATAACGCGCTGTGATTTGGCAGCATTCAAAGCACCGCCCCCTCGTGCCCACCATCCTTGGTGGCATAGCGGAGAACCGCGTCCTGGCCGGGGATGTGCGGGAAGCCACGAAAGTTGACGGTATTTGAGAACTTCGCGCCGCATGTCTCCAGGCGCTTGTCGCACCCCGCGCGGACAATGAAGGCGTCACCTTCGGCGATGGATCGTACCGGAGCTTCGAGCAGTGTCAGCACTGCGATGCCGTCAGTCAGGTCATGTGCGATGATCTCGGCGCGCCGACCGGCATTTGCGCCACCGGTCCATTCGAGCGTGCCGAAGGTGAACCAGCCAGAGGTGAATGCGCCCAGCCCCGAGGCGGTGAAGGCCCGGTCGCGCAGGAGATCAATGACGCCACCCGTGCCCCTGAACGCGGAGTTCTCCAGATCGATGCCGCAACGGGCGTCGCCGAGTGCGGCATCGCAGGTCGCCTGGAAGGTCCGTCCCACCGTCTGCCCAAGCACGTGAGCCAATGACCGAACCTCGGCCACGAAGGCCAGCCGCCCGCGCCGGATCTGGCCGATGGCCCCGCGCCGCATCAGGACGCGCTGGCTGGTCTCGGCCCAGTTTACCCGCCAGACCTCGACCTCGGCGTTGTCCCAGCGGCCGTCGAGGATATCGGTCTCGGTGATCCGGTCGGAGGTCAGCACGCCCTCTGCGTCCTGTGCATCGACCGACAGGTCGGAGCCAGAGCGCACCTCTGAAGCCGTCAGCCCGCTTTCCGGCTCGAAGTTCGTGCCGTCGAACGTCAGCGTCCGGTCGTGATCGGTGAAGCGAAAACTCGCGCCGTCGGCGCGAAGGATGCGCCAGCACCAGGATAGCGTTGTTGTCCCGTCGTCCAGATGCGCTTGCAGATTGGGGGTGATGCTTTTCATCGACGGAGTTCCAGCAATGGTATGGAGGTGATCGAGCCGAGCCGTTCGAGGTCGAGCGTCACGTCGAGCACGTCGGTGTCGAAACGGACCGGCACGTCGAACTCGAAGCCTGCGGTGATCGCGACGCCGGAGCCCGGCGCGGCGCTGAAGGTGACCACGCCGGTCATGGTGTCGACGGACCAACCGGAGGGCTGCTCCACCCCACCGAGCGCGATGCGAACGGTTGCGGTCACAGGCTTAGCGATAGTTCGTGTCCAGGACTGCGCCCCGGAGGTGTAGCGCTTCACCAACTGGAAGACGGTCGTCGTGCCATCGCCGGTGCCAATCGACTGATCCGTCGGCGATGGCGTGCCCGAAGGCAGGCAGGACTTGTGGTCGCCCCAGTCCTTGAAGCGGAACCCATGTAGCCGACCGTTGCGCGCCTCGAAAAAGGCAACCACGGCCGCCAGATCGTCGGCGCGGCGGATGCCATAGGCGACGTCGTAGCGGCGGCGCGAGTTTGCCCAGCTGGCGTTCCGCTCCTCATCGCCCGAGGAGAGCTCGACGATCTGCGTCCGCCGTTCGGGCCCGCCACGGGCGCCCCGGCTGATGTTGTCGGGAAACCGGACCTCGTGAAACGCCATCACATGCCCCTCCGCCCGAGCGATACGGCGCGGGCGATGTCGGCCGCGACCTGCGTGCGCGATTGTCGGAAGCTTTCGGCGTCGCGGGCCATGATGGTGACATTGACCCCACCGCCGCCGTAGCTCTGTGCTTCACGCCGCGACAGCACCCGCTCGCCCCGCTGCAGGATTGCAGGCACCTCGTCGTGGCGGAGCCCTGCAACGCCGCCGGAGTGCATCCGGGGCGCATCCGCGAACGCCATCGCCGGGACCATCCGGCCTGGTGCGGAGGCACCTACCATGCCGCCTGCATGCAAGATGTTCGCGAAAATCCCGCCGGCACCCCCAAGCGCGCCGGAGAGTGCATTGGCGATGGGCCCGAGGATAAATCGACGTGCCGCCAGCTTGGCGAGATCGGCCAACAGCGAGGTAACCAGATCGCGGAAATCCAGCTTGCCGGTCTTCACGAACGTGGCCACCGCATTCTCTGCCGACTGGAATGCGCCGACCAGCGCCTGGCCGATATCGCCGCCGATATCCCGGGCCTTGTTGGCATAGTCGCTGAGCGCTGCGGTGATCGCCTGCCAGCCGGTGACGGCGGCTTCGGTGTCGGGTTCGGCGGCAGCGGCAGCAGCCCCGACCGCAGCGCCTGCACCCGTGGCCGCCCGTCCGGCATCGCCAAGGGCTGTCTCAAGACGATCAGCCGCGTCCGTCGCTTCGGTCAGCGCGCCTGCGCCACCCTCATTGCTGCCCCGCACCGCGTCACGCAGGGCCTGCCAACTGGCGAGCGGCGCACGCGCGCCCTCGGCCAGATCGCGTGCCGCGCCGCGATAGGTGTTGGCAGTTGCAAGGGCGGTATTGGCCGCCTGGGTGAGCCCCAGATCGGGGGCTGTGAGCGGATTGTCCTCAAAAGCGCGGTCGAAAGCGGATTGAGCGGCGGTGGTCGCAGCCGTCGCTGCACCCTCAAACCGGTTCTCGATCTGGCCCAGTTCGAGATCGGGGATGATCGAGATACGCCGCTCCGACCCGAGCGCTTCCAGCCCCTGGTTGATCCCGCCGATGAATGTATTGATGCGCGAAACGACGCCATTCAGCATGGCTTCGACGCCGTCGATCAGGCTGTTGGCCGCCTGAAACGCCAGATCGCCGATGGCCGCCGGAAGCAGTCCCCAGATCGCCTTGA